TCGATGATGCGGCTCGTGAAGAGCCGGTCCTGGCCGAGGTCGGCCGGGCGCGGGTAGCGTTGGCTCTCGACCGTGCTCTCGTCGCCGGAGCCAAGGTGGTCGAAGACCGAGAGCACGATGCGCCGGACGTCCGTCCAGAGGCCGCAGTCGGGGCGCACCTCGCCCGAGACGGGGGTGACAGGAAGCGGCGCGGTGAGCGTGACGACGTTGCCCGCCACGCCCTGCACGCGCGCGAGCCAGAAGGCACCCCGCACGACGCTCACGCCGAGCTCCACGGCGAGGCGCGTGCCCGCGGTGATGCCGGTCGCGTCATCGAGCGTGAGCGTCGTCGAGGTCGCGCTTACGATCGTGCGTGAAGACGCGTCGTCTACGCCCCATGGCCAGGGCGCGACGGCCGGGTCCGTGGCGACGCGCACGGTCACGTCCACCTCGGTGAACGTCGGAAAGGCGCCCGCGTAGCCCGGGATCGTGTAGTTCGCCGCGGCGACGCCGACGGGGCGCTTCTGCTTCTGGAGCGCGGTCGGCACCGCGAGGCCCGCGGCGTCGTGCGTGCCCTCGATGTAGTTCCGCACGCGCTCGCGCAGCGCATCGGTCGGGAGGCGGCTGTAGCTCGGTGAGAGCCCGAGGCCGACCGTGCCGTCCGCGTTCTGCACGTAGCTGTCCGACGCGGGCGAGGGGGCGAGGACGACGAGCACGACCGTGCCCGGGACGTCGACGCGGTAGGTGATGCCGGAGAGCCACGCGCGCGGGTACGCGAACGCATCCCCCACCCCTTCCACCGCCGTGGCCCAGCTCACCCACTCGGCGCGATTGCCGCCCTGCGCCCGCTCCTTGCGCCAGAGCGAGGCCCGCTGGCGGAGGTCCTCGATCTCCTCCAGGTCGGCGCCGATCACGAGGAGGTGCGAGGTGTCCCCGCTGGCGAGCGCGGTGACCGCTGTCGCCCCGAATCCCGAGGGGGCGCCGTTCTGCCACGTGAGCGTCGTGCCGACCGTGAGGTTGCCCGCCGCGCCTGCGTCCCGTGCAGTGACGGTGGTGTAGCCCACGCCCGACCCGTCGAAGGCGACGTTGCCCGCGGTGGCGTTGAACACGAGGCCCGTGGGGGAGGTGAGGGTCTTCGACGCAGGGACGGTGCCGGTGGACGACGGCGTGCCCGTGACGCGGACGCGCAGCACCGAGCGCGACGCGGTGACGCGCGTGAGGCCCGAAAAGTCCGCGTGCGAGAGCACGCCGTCTTCACTCGCGGTGTCGGGGAAGATCTCCTGGCGCGCGGCCGACGCCTCGGCCTCGGCGCCCTCGATCTCCAGCCCGAGCGCGGTGCCGAGCGCGTAGAAGGGCGTCTTCGGGGCGGTGACGACCCGCTCGCCGATCGCGGTGAACTCCGTCTGGAGCAACTCCAGGAACGCGTCGCGGATGTCTTCGGCCGTGCGGCTCATACGGTGCCTCGAATCGTGGTGCGCGCGCCATCCGGCGGGTCGAACGCGATCTCGTACTGAAGTCGCCCGCGCCCCGTGCGGGTGACGGTCACGGCGAGCTCCGTGAGGAACCCGAGGTCGGCGATCCATTGCATCGCGCGGGTGAGCTCCTTCTCGAGCGCCTTGGGCGCCCCGACGACGTCGGTCTGCGCGACCGACCAGCGCACGCCGAGGTCGCGCGCCGCCGGGCACGTGCCGTACACGGTGCGGAGCGTCCAGACCACGAGTCCCACGGCCTCGGACGGGGGCGGTGCCGGGTGGCCGTCGTCGAGGGTGAGGTCGCCCGTCTGGGGGTCCAGGGAGAGCGTGTGCGCCGGTCGCATCAGTCGGCCCCTCGCACGGTCCCCGAACCCACGCCGGTGAGGCCCGAGAGCGGGATGTTGATCACGGGAGCCACCGCAGGCGGGACGGGTGTGCCGGGCGGGAGGAACGCGAGCGTCGCGCCGCCCGCGCCGGGGTTGAAGACCAGGGTGCCGTTCGAAGTCGGGTCGCCCTCGCGGTTGACCTTCTTCGTCGCGCCGTCCCCGAGGAGGATCTGACGCCCCGCTTTGGGGGTGATCTGGATGTCTCCGTTGGCCTTGATCGTGATGTTCGCGTCGGGGGCCGCCTGTCCGTGGAGCTGCGTTTCGCCCTCGGCAGGTACGGCGCCACCGAGGCCCTTGTCGATCACGAGCGCGATCCGCCCGCCGTTCGGCAGCTCGATCACGAGCGCCTCGGTGGAGTTCGCAACCACGGGTCGGGCGCGGAGCCCGAGCGGCTGGTACACCTCCACATTCTCCGCGGGCTGTTCGCCGGGGCCGCGACCCTGCACGAGCAGCGTCTGCACCTGCGAGGCCCAACGAGCCAGCGTGACGCGAAAGAACGCGATCATGGTTCGGGCTCCGGGATTTCGGAGAGGGCACCGTCGGGCACCAGCGTGAGGCGCGTCTTCGGCGACTCGTCGTGCGACCCCGAATAGCGCACTGTCGTGACGAGCATCGTCTCGTCGATCCCGACGAGCTCGTCGACCACCCCCGCGCGCACGTTCGGCACCCAGAGGCGGCCGTTCTGCCGGTGTCCGAGGACGGTGTACTCCGCGCTGCGGAACTGCTCGTTGGCGCGCGCGCAGATCCGCGCGGCCTCGTTGTGCGCGCCCGCGGGCGTCGTGGCCTGCTTGCTCTGGACATAGCGCGGGCGTGCGGGCGCGTTGAGATCGACGCGCGCCGCGGCGGCGTCGGTGAGGAGAAAGCCGTTGGTGACCTCGCGGGAAATCTTCGCCGATCGCCCGTCGCCGCGCGGCGCGTCGGCGAACACCGTCACCACGCTCGGGACGTTCTGGATGTTCGTGATCTCGCGCCCCGCGACGACGTTCGTGTCCTCGGTGACCTCGCCGTTGATCCGGCGGCGCGTGAGGTGGAAGAGCACCTCCCCCGTCGTGCGCGGGCGGTCCACCACGACGGGCGTGCGGCCTTCGCCCGCGGTCGCCCACACGCGGTAGCCGAGGCCCCGCACGATCCGTTCGACCACGGACTGCACTTTCTCGCCGACCGTCGGGTGAGAGGCTCGCACGAGCTCCGCGCGCTTCACGGCCCGGCTGCGGATGTTGCGCCGGGGAGGCCGCAGCCGCCCAACGCGCTGCGCGGGGTCCACGTGCTCGCTCACCTCGGGCACGACGCCGACGCCGGAATAGACCTCGGCGAGCGCGTCTTCGAGCGCGCGCCCGCGGAGCGTCAAGGTGGGGTCCGCGTCCCAGCTCGACGCCGCGCCGAGCACGTCGCGGCCGCTGATCACGAAGACAGGCTCCTGCCCTTCCTCGTCCCCGACGGTGCGTGTCTCCACGAGGCCCGAGAGCACCGCGTCCCCGTCGATCGCCACGGTGACGAGGTGGCCGCATTTCACTCCCTGCGCAGGGTCGGTGAGGAGCTGCCACGAGGCGCGCGCCCGCTCTGAATACCAGAACGAAAGCGTCCACCCGAGCCCGACCTCCAACATCGAGAGGTCGAACGTGTAGCGGTCCCAGACGTCGACCTTGAGCCCCTCGGGCCCCACGAACACCTCCACGATCGAGGGCTCGGGTGTGAGGCTCATGGCAGGACTCGCACGGTGCGGCCGGGCGGTACGACATCGCGCGCCGTCGCGTTGGCGGCGCGGAGGTCTCGCGCACGAAGGGGGTCGCCGTAGACGGCCAGGGCGACCTCGGCGAAGGTCATCGCGCGCGTCGGCGTGAACGTGCGCGCACGGGAGGGGTCGGGCAGGAGCGCCGCGCGGAGCCGACCGTTCGCCACCACCACGCGGGCCACGGCGGCGCGCGCCTGGTAGAGCGCGAGGGCGTTCGCGCCCGTCACGGCCACCACGCGGAGCATCGCGCGCGCGTCGGCTGCGGCGGCTTCGACCGTTGCGAGCGCGCGCGTCACCTCCGTGTAGGGTTGCGGCGCGGCCACCGTCGCGAGCGTCGCGGTGGCCACCGGGGTGAGGGGCTTGGCCAGCGTGATGCCTGCGGCGGCGACGGCCGCGTCGGCGGCAGCGGCTTGCGTCGCGAGCGCGGCGCGCGGGTCCCCTTCGCCCCGTTCGAGATCGAGCGCAACGACGCCCACGACGGACGCGCGCTGTTCGACCCATTCGAAGTCGAGGTAGGCGCCGTTCTGCCACTTCGACGAGAGCCGCGGCTCCCAGTCGGTGATCATCGCGCGGAACGTCCCGAGCAGCGGGTGCGCGAAGCGGTCCTCCGCGGTGGTCTCGAACGCCCGCACGAGGAACTCAAGGCGCCGCGGGAAGAGATCGTCGCCGTAGCCCTCGATGTTGTCGAAGAACGCGGCCGTGACCTTCCCCTTGTAGGCCGTGCGCGCCCCGTCGACGAGCTCCTCGCCGTGCCGTCCCCACACGCCGTGCGCGCCGACGCGACGGCCACCCCGCTGGGAGAGCTCGGTGACGGGGAACTCCAGGTCCCCATACCGGCACCGCTGGAGGATCTCGATCAGGCTCACGGGGCGCTCCGGGCGGTGGTGGCGAGGTGCTGCGCGGTGTGGGGATCGACCCGGGCGGCGAGGGGATTGGCGCGCATCTCCCGCACGATCGCGCGCGCGATCATCTCGCCAATCTGCGTGCCGCTCTCGCCCGTGGCGAAGGCCCCGAGCATCGACCCGGAGAGCACCCGGCGGAGCCCGCCCACCTCCTGTCCGCCGAGGTCGCGCCCCGTCACGGCGGTGCGCCCCGCGTTGACCATCGAGGCCGTCGAGAGGGTGGCGAGTCCCGCGATGGCCGCGCTCCCGCCCGTGAGGGCCGCCGCGGCGGGGGCCAGCTTGCGCGAGATCGCGCCGACCACGCCCCCCGATCCGGCACCCGGCAGTCCCGGGACGCGGCTCATGGCCTTCCCGACGACGCTCCCGGTCACGAGGCTCCCGAGGAGCGAACCGCCCGCCCCGAGGGCGGAGCTCCCGAGCGGGTTGCGCGCGCTCCAGTTGGCGAAGGCGTTCGAGAGCTTGGTGAGCTCGTTCGTGTTCTGCGTGAGCGCGTCGTCGTGCTGCTCCTGGTTGCGGTTGAGCTCGCTCCGCTCGGTCTGCCGACGCATGTCCCGGCGCGCGGCCTCCTGCGCGGGCGAGATCGCCACGTCCGACCGTGTGAGCTCGGCGACGCGCTGGAGCCCCGTCTTGCCCTCGGCGTCGCGCGCGGAGAGGCCCATCTGCATGCGCCGGATGTTGGCCTGGAGGCTCATCGGGTTCCCGGCGCCCGTCCCGCCGAACACGTTGGCGAGGTCCTGCGGGTTGGTGAGCCCCGCGTTCATGAGCGCCCCGGTGAACATCAGCGGGTTGCGCATCTCGGCGCGGAAGTTCCCGCGCTCGTCGAAGACGGCCTTCATCGCCCGCGCGCGTTGGTCCCGGTCTTGGATGTGCTGGAGGTTGCCGCGGATCTTCTCCTGCGTGCCGGTGTTGCCGAGCACCCGCTCGAAGTTCGCCATCGCGTTGCCTGAGAGGCGCGCGCTCTCGCCCGCGCTCTTGAGCACCTGGATCTCGGCGAACGCCTGCCGGAACGCGACCCGCTCGGCGGCGGAGCGGTCGGCCGCGGTCGCGTTCGGCCCGAGGCGCGCGCTCGCGGCGCTCATGCGCTGCTGGATCGCGCTCATCGACTCGCGCGTCACGGCCCCGCCCTCGACCGCGCCCCGCTCGGAGGCCGCCACGAAGAAGGAGAGGATGTCCCGCTGGTCGGCGTCGGTGAGGCGACGGGCCTGGAGCATCCCGCGCGTGCGCGAGAACTCCCCCATGTCCATGCCGAGGTTCGCCCCGCGCACGGCCGTGTCGATGGCCCCACGAAAAACGCGGTCCTGGGTGGCGCGGTCGGCGCCCTGCATCCCGCCGAGCGTCGAGAACTCGGTCTGCGCCTGCCCGATCGCCGTGGCGATGTCCTCGGAGCGGAGGCCCTCGGCGATGGCCCGCTCGCGGATCATGGCGACGTAGCGGTTCACGTCGCCGACGTTCGTGACCCCGACCTGGCGCACCGTCCCCATGACGTTCTCTTGAAGCTGCGCCCGACGCTCGCGCGCGTCCTGAATCTGCGCGTGCACGTCCCCCACGAACTGCCCCGCGGCGCGCGCGCCGGCGACCACCGTCTCCCCGGCACGGCCGAACCGCTCGCGGCGGTCCCGCGCCGTCGTGCGCTCGAGCCGGGCCTGCGCGCGAACGCGCTTGCGGGCCTCTTCCTCGGCGAGACGCGTCCTGCGCTTCTCCTCCCGCTCGGCTTCCCGGGTCTTCTCCCGCTCGGCACGGGCGGTCTCGGCGGCCTCGCGGCGGGTCTGGCGATTCTTCTCCACGGCCTCGCGCGTGGCGAGCTGCACACGGAGCTTCGACTCGCGCTCGGTGGCGCGGGTCTTGTCCTTCTCGGCCTTGGCCTGGGCGGCGGCCTCGGCCTGGGCGGCGCGGGCCCGCTGCTTCGCGGCGGCCTCCTCGGCACGCTGGCGGTCGCGGAGCGCGCGGACACGCTCTTGATGCTGCGCGCGGAGCGCCCGGCGCGTGTCGGCGATCTCGTCGGCTTCGAGGCGACGCCGTTCGGCCGCGGCGCGACGCGCGGCGACGCCCATCCCGTCGACCGTGCGCGAGTAGTCCGAACGCGTCTCGGCGATGGCCCGGCGCGCGCCGGTGTTATCGCCGAGGATCGTAAGGACGACAGCGCTCATTCGGATTACCTGCGGAGGAGGGCCTTGAGGAGTGCGTTCAGCGCGGCGGCTGAATCTCGATCGTCATCCCCGTCGTCGGGGTCTCCCCAGAGGGGGCGGAGTCCGAAGGCGTCGCAGACCCATCGCTCGTGTCGCTCGAGGGCGACCCAGGCGAGGAGGGTTCGCTCGTCTGCAACACGTATTTCACCGCCAGTGAGGTCGCGATGGCGAGCAGCGAATCGGGCGCGCAGGTACGCAAGCGCGACACCGGCATCATGCCTTTTCCCATGGCGTCGATGAACGCCTCCACCTCCTCCGGCGCCGTGGCGCGCGTGATCGGCGAGCACTCGCGGTCGAAGCGCACGAACTCGGTGTAGAGGAACCCGATCTCGTCCGCCGTCAGGAGCTTGCGCAGGTCGTCGGCGTCGCGCGCGGCGCGCACGCACGTGCCCTCCGTGAGCTCCGCGTCGTCGTGGTCGGGCGCAACGATCAGGCCCTCGGCGAGCACGCGCGCCTGCGTCTCGACGTCGAGCGTGGCCTCGCCGAGCTCGGTGTAGAGGTGCGACTCCTGCCACTTCGCCCCCTCGCGGCCCTCGGTGAGAAAGGCGAGCGCGGCGAGCTGTGCGTTCTCGACCGAGAACCAGGGCAGAAACCGCACCGCGAGCTTCACCCCCACGAGGCGCCCCCGCTCGGCGCGCACGCGCTTCCAGGGGACGCCCGCCGCGAGGGCCTTCGCGAGCGGGGAGCGGTTGTCCTTGATGCCGTCCGTCATCGGACTTCGCGCCCGTGGAAGGCGACGCCTGCGGTCGCGGCGCTGTTGGCGCCGAGGCCCGTGGTCGGGTTGCGGAACACGCCGCGCAGGAGCTTCGAGGCGGAGACACCGCCGTTCGGGTTGAGCACCACGAAGCGGAGCTGGTGAATCTTGCCCGCGCGGCAGACCTCGAACCAGTCGATCTCGAACCCGTCGGCGGGCACGGGCGACTCGATCTCGACCATGTACTTCACGGTGCCCTGCGCGAAGCCGCCCGCTTCGTCGAGGATCGTGTCGACGTCGTCGGAGTTGGTGTCCTGCTTCATCGAGAGCTTCTGCGAGGTGAGGAGCTTCACCCCGTCCTTCTCGACGTAGCCCTTCGAGGCGTAGAGGCCGTCATTGGTCGCCATCGGTCATTCCCTCACGCGCTCGCCTGGCGCTGGTAGATGGTGCCGTCCGCGATGTCGTAGTCCGACGGCGCGACGGTGGGGAAGGTGTAGTCCACGCGGCGCGCGTTCGAGCCGTTGCGCGTGACGGAGATCTCGTCGCGGTGGGCGTCCACGTCCGTGAGGTAGCCCTTCTTCTCGTAGTCCTTGAGGAGCCCGTAGATCCGCTCCTCGATCGCGGAGGGCGAGACCGTCTTCGGCACGAGCACGGGCGTTCCGTCGGGGTTGTCGTTCACGAGGTTGAAGCCGCGGTAGGTGGCCTGGAGGGACGCCACGACGGCGGCGCGCGCCCAGTCGGCGACCGTGACCTCCTTGGTCTTGTCGACCGAGAAGTCGGGCAGGCCCCCGGCGAGGCTGCGCATCGTGATCGAGGACACGAGGGCCATCCGGCCGGTCCGGATGGGCGATGCCTTGAGCGGCGAGACGCCCGCGTTGAGCGCGGCCTCGGTCTCGGTCCCGTCGTAGAGGTCGGCGGGGTCGCGGGGCGCGCGCAGCGTCGCGAGCTCCAGGTCGTTCAGGTTGCAGGCGGGGTTGGTGGCCTCGCCCTCGATCGAGCCGCCCGCAACCGAGTCGCCGAAGAGGCGCGCCGCGGCCACCTGCGCGGCGATCACGAGCGGGAGGTCGTCGGAGCCGGGGTGCCCCACCCACTGCCCGCGCTCCGAGTTGTTGCCCTGCGCGACGGTGATGTTGTTGCCCGGCGACTCGACGCTCCCGAACACCACCTGCTGGTCGAACATCGAGTTGTCCGAGAGCGTGACGAGCTGGCTGGTGATGCGCGCGAGGTTGGCGCTGGCGCTCCCGCTCACGCGGTATCCGGCGAACGCGATGCGGTCGAACTTCGTCGGCGTGATGGCCGTGAGCAGGTTCGTCACGTTGTCGTCCGTCGCGCCACCCGAGAGGCGGTAGACGCCCCCGTCGGCCGTGCCGCCGCTCATCGTGATCGTGAGCCCGAACGCGGTCTGTCCCGTGCCGTTCGTGACCTCGATCGTCGCCACGCTCGTGAGGAGCGCGGCGCGCACGGTGGGGGCGTTGCTTCGCGGCCCGAGCCACTTCGCGCTCACCGCGACCGCACCCGTCGCCCAGGTGTTGGTGGCCACGACGGGCCAGTTGGGCTGGTTGTTGATCGCCCGCGCGATGGCGAGCCCGATGGTGGAGACCGTATCGGACGCCGAGATGCCGATGTCCACGCTCTCGCCCATGACGGTGATGCGCAGCGTCCCCGCCGACAGACCGCTGATGGTCGGGGTGATCGTGGCGCCTCCGGCGGCGGCGCCGCCCCCGGGCGTGAGCGGTGCGAGCCACACCTCGGCGGTGCGATACTGCGCGAAGGTCGCGATGGCGGCGAGGTGCAGCTCCGATCCGCGCCCCGCGAGCACGGCGGCGTGATCGGGGCTCGTCGCGCGCGTGGCCACGTCCAACGCGGCGAGGCCTGCGGTGGTCGTCACCGAGGTGGTCGTCGAGTTCGAGGTGTTGATCGTGGTCGTGATGTCGCTCCCGATCTTCGACCCGATCAGGAGGATCCGCTTCGGGGCGTTCGACGGGGTCGCGCCCGCGCTCCCGAAGATGATCGAGGCGCGAACCTGGGGGGTCTTGGTGCTGGCGGGGAGGGCCATGGGTCAGGGCTCCGTGGGGGACGATGAGGGCGTAGGGGACTCCGGCACGGCCGCTTCGGGCGGTGCCTCGCGAAGGTCGCCGCGTCGGAGCGCGCGCCGCACGGCCTGGGTGTCGGGCACGGTCTCGGCCTCGGGCTCGCCCGCGGCGTTCTGGCCGACGTAGCGCCCGGGCTGCAGACGCCCGAGCTCGTCGTAACGGGGCACACGGGCCCCATCCACCGCGATCACGCGGAGGGTGTTCGAAGGGTTCATGGGGGCTCTCTTCAGGGGGAGGTGTCGGCCGTGCCGTGGTCGAAGAGCTCGCCGGGCGGGCCGTTATCGCCTTGGATTTCGTCGAGCGGCGTCGCGCCGTCGGGCGCCGCGTCGGTCACGTGGGGCGTGGCGCGCTCGGCGACGACGACGACGTCCGCGACGTACACGCTCCCGCGCTGCGAGAGCGCACCATGGGGGCCGTAGTCTGCGACCCGCACGCGCCGCCCCTGCCAGGTGCCCGCCACGGCGAGGCCCTGGACGGTGCCGAGCACGGCGTCCACGAGGGGGAGCACCCCCGGCGCGGCGGTCTCGCCGTGGAGCGCCACATCCACGTCACGCGTCTCGCCGTGCACGACGTAGATCGTCCACGTCTCGGGGGAGCGCGACTCGGGTTGCGGGGTGCCGAGGATGGTGTCGCTGGCCTGCACGAGCTGGGGCTTCGTGCGCCCCCACACGAGGATCACGGCGGGCGACTGCGGCGCGAGGGTCAAGAGCGACGCGTCGATCGGCGCCCACCCCCGCACCGCGCGCGCGAAGGGGCGCTGGGCCGTGGCGGTGCCCGTGTGGACGAGGGTTCCGAGCGCCGTGAAGAGCGCGGCGTCGATCGCGGCGAGGGTCGCGATGGCGCTCACGCCTCACCTCGGAGGACGCCCTGCAGGAGCGCCTCCACGCGCACCACGTCGGCGTCGAAGTGGTCCGATGCCTTCGGGATGGCGCACACCACCTCGAACGGCTCTCGCACATCGAGCACGACGCGCGTCACAAACGGGAGGCGGGGGAGCGCCTCGAGCGCGCGTCGCGCTGCCACGCAGGCCGAGGGCCAGTGGAGGGGCTCCGAACGCATCCCGCCCTCACCGTCGGAGACCTTCTCGGTCGGGCGGAAGTGCATCTCCGCGTCGGGCCAGAACACCATGCGGCTCATGAAATCCCCGCGATCTCCGCCCGAAGGCGGGTGTCGAGGTCATGCTCAATGCGCGGGGCCGACCGGTCGGCCGCGGGTTGGAGGAAGGCGTACTCCGCGCGCCCTTCGAGGAAGCTCGCGTGCTCCGCGCCCGCCGCGACCCCGCCCACCACGCGCCCGTCCGGCGCCTCGACCGCGGGGAGCGCCTCGATCGACTCCGTGAGCGCGCGCGAGCGGTCGGTGTAGGGGTGATCGTTCCGGGCCTCGGTCGCGATCGTCTCCGCGGCGTCGGCCACGCTCCCGCGCAGCGTCTCGCGCACGGCCGCGTCGAGCGCGTCGAAGACGTCCATCAGAGCGCCGACCAGGCCGAGCCGTTGGCCTGCTCGTGCCACTGCGTCGCGCCCGTCTCGGGCTCGGGCGCGGGGGAGACGGGTTGGGGGGAGGTGCCCGAGGTGTCGGGCGCAGGGTCCTGGCCGCGCGTGAGCGCTTTGAACTGCTTCTGCGCCTCGTCGTACGCGGACTTGTACGCCGCGGCGCCGCCGTTGCCGGTCGGGTGCTTCGAAGCCGCGAGGTAGCAGAGCACGTCGAGGGCCCACTCGACGAAGATGGGGTCGGGCGTGTGCCCGTCGGCGACGAGGCCCGAGGGGAACGCGCCCTTGCACCACACCGTGATCGCGCTGTTGGTGGCGGCCACCATGCGCGTGAGGAACGGGGTGTTGGTGGTCTGCCCCCCGTCCCGCGCGAAGAGCTGCGTGAAGGTCTTCGTCGGGAGACGATCCTGCGCGTCGCTGTTCGTGAGGACGGGGGTGGCCATGGGAGTGCGATCAGGACTGGCGCGCGAGGCCGCAGTTCTGGAGGAGGGTGATCACGTCGTCGACCGTCGCGCTCGCGCCCGTCGCCAGGAGCTGGCGCGCGACGGGGGCCACGCCGTTGAACGCGACGCCCGTGTCGCTCCACGAGACCTTCGCGGCCCCGCCGCCGCCCTTGAGTGCGCCGGTGCCCGTGCCCTTCGGACTGATCCCGAGCGACGCGTTCGTGTCGTCGCCCGAGACGTAGATCTCGGGGCCCGTGCCCGTGGCGCTGTTCTGGATCGTGAGGTCGTTGACCGCGCTGGCGGTCGCCGGGGTGCGGAGCACCTCGTTGCCGTTCGCGTCGAGGAGCGCGGTCCCGACGCGCGGCGACGTGAGCGTCTTGTTGGTGAACGTCTCGGTGCCTGCGAGCGACGCGACGGTGATGCTCGCGTCGGGGAAGGTGATCGTGCGGTCGGCGGTGGGGGTGCCGTCGATCGTGAACGCGAAGGCGGTGCCGTTGCGGAACTGGAAGCGGCCGTCCACACGGACGTTGGCGACCTGTGAGGACGTGCTGTTGAGGACGTCGAGCGTGCGCGTGGCCGCGCCCGTGAGGTCGATCGACAGGGCGCCCGCGTTGGTGAGGCTCGTCCCGAGGTAGAGCGAGCGGAAGCGGTAGCTCGCGCTTCCGAGGTCGAGCGTGTTGTCGCCCGACGGGGTGGGGGCGCTGCTCACGGCGCCCGGGTCCACGCCCACGAGGGTGTTGCCCGAGCGCTTGAGGATCTGCCCGTCGGCGAGGCGAGAGAGGAGGAAGAAGAGGAACTGCATGGTTCAGCGCTCCTCGGCGACCCACTCGGGGTGACCCGTGAGGTCGGCATTCTCGGGGACTCGATCCCCGGCCTTGAACTCGGTGAGCTCGCCCTGGACGGGCGCGCGGAACGACGCGGCGGCGTAGCGACGCTTCGGGCGGGGCGCCGCGGCGGTCGCGAGGCCCTGCGCCTCGATCACGGCTTCGCGCTCCTTCCAGGCGCGATCGAACTCGTCGCGCTGCGCCATGAGCTGGCGCCGGAGCTCGCCGTTCTCGGCGTCGCGGGCGACGATCTTCTCCCGGTCGGCCGAGAGCTGGGCCTGGAGTTCCTCGACCTGCGCGCGCAGGGCGTGGAGCTCGTCGGCCACGTCGGGAGGCAGAACCGAGGCGGCCGCGGGCGCGGCCACCTCGGGCTCGGTCGGGGCCGCGGGCGCGGCGACCGGAGCGGGGGTTGGGGTGGCGGCCGCGCGGGGGCGCACCGCCGTCGTCGTGGACTGCGCCATGGCTACGCGCGCATCCCCGTGCAGATGGCCCCGAACTTGTCGTCGATCGGGACGATCTCGTTGTCGTACGAGGTCTTCACGCAGTCGGCGCCCTTGCCGCCGGTGTCGGGGTCGAACCACCGCGTGGTGGTCCAGCCGTTCACCCCGCCGCGCCGCACGAAGTTCTTGGCGAACGTGCGGCCGCTCGGCGTGGGGTGAACGTGGAGGATCGCGAACGCGGTGGTGGGGTAGACGCGCTGGAGCGTCGCGGAGCCGGGGACCTTGTAGCGGTTCTCCGCGACGAGCGTGCGGCGGATGCCCCAGTAGAGCGACCAGTCCATCGGCTGGAGCATGCCCTCGTTGCCGAGCTGCGACGCGAGGATGGCGCGCATCACGTCGTTCGCCTGCACGGCCTGCCACGCTTCGAGCGAGAACATCGACACGTTGGGGAACGCGATCATGGCCGCGATCATCGCCTGCATGTCGGCGATGGGGTTGGCGCTCGCGCCGCCGTTCCAGTTCTGGCCCGCGCCGAGGACGCGGCGGCAGGTCGAGTGGAAGCTCGTCGCGGTCCCGACGAGCGCGCCGACGCGCACCTCGTGGTTGAGGGTCATGCGCGCGGAAAGCGCGCGCGTCTCGTTGGCGACGGACACGAGCTGGGGCGCGAGGCTCGCGACCGCGCGGTTCACGCGCACCTCGAGGGCGCGCGGGCGCACGGCGTAGTCCACGAAGCTGTGGTTGCGCTGGATGCGCTGGACGTTGCCGTGCGTGCCGATCGCGTCGTCGACGATCTCGATGGACTCGGCGTAGTCATCGACGGGGAAGCGGCCCTTGTCCGCGTCCACGAACGCCGAGGGCGCGAGGTCCTCGGCGTAGAAGCCGACCGACGGCACCTCGGCCGCGGCCTGGTCGAGGATCGTCTGCTGCGTCACGTCGTTGTAGTCGAGCGCGCAGGGGACGGTGTTGGCGGGGGTGGCGCGCGGCAGGGGCCGCGGGCCGACGGACGCGTAGACGCCCGCGCGCTCCTCGGCGCCGCGGATGCGCTCGGCGTAGTCCCGCGGGTCGAGCCCGAGCTGTTGAATCCGCTCGGCGACCCACGGCGACATGCCGTAGTGCGTCGGGCGGGCCGCGCGGAAGCGCTGGTTCGTGTCGATGATCAGGGGGACGCCCATGGCGTTTCTCCGGGTGATGGCGTGGGTGCGGGGGGAGTCAGATCACGCGCCGATCAGGCAGGCACGTAGACGAGGTAGGGGGTGCAGAGCTCGATGCGGACCTCTTCGCCGCCGTCGGTCGTCCCGACGGCGCTCTTGGCCTGTCCGACGACCATGTACGAGCCCGCGGTGGGGGACGCGCCGAGCGTGGCGACGCGGCCGGCGGTGGCGACGCTCGACGTGCCGACGACGATCAGGGGGTCGCCCACGGCGATCGTGGCCGAGCCGTCGGACTCGGCGATGCCCTCGCCGAGTCGCTGCACGGAGACGGACTTGCCCGCGGGGCAGTCCTCCTGGATGAGACCGTAGACCTTGCGGACGGTCGCGGCCGTGACGTTGGTGACGGCGGTCTCGCCCGTGGCCGTCGGGGCGGTCAGCGCGACGAAGCGGCGCTTGGGGAGCGTGGACGCGTTGCGGTTGGTGGCGCTCGGGCTCGCGCCCGGCACCGTGCGAAGGGGGCCTTGCATGGGTTCCTCGTGGGGTGGATGCGTGGTGGGGACGTGCGCGCGGGCGCGGAGGGATCAGGCGGTGGCGGTCTGGCTCTTGAGCCAGGCGAGGGCCTTCTCGGCGGTCTCGCCGCTCTGGGCCATCTGGAGCGCGTCGGTGATCGAGAGCGGCACGCCGAACTGCGTGTAGGTCTCGCGGATCTCGGTCGCGTGCTGGGCGATCGTCTTCGGCGTGGCCTCGGGCTTCGGGGCGTCCTTGGTCGCGGGGTTGGCGCTCGCCGTCACCACGGTCACGCCCTGCGTGCGGCCGCCGTCCTGCGCGCGCTGCGCCTGCTCGGCGGCGGCCGTGATGAGCTTCTCGCGGTCGGGGCGGGGGTAGGTCTCCGCGAAGCCCTTCCAGTCGTGTGCGGCGTGGAGCTCGAGCGAGGCGCGCATGGCCTTGAGCTCGGGCTTCTCGGCGATCACGTCGTCGATCCACGACGCGCGCAGCGCCTTCTCGGCCTTGGCGCGCTCGTCGCGGAACACGGTGAGCTCCTTCTCCAGGCCGGGCACCTTGCCCGCGGCGTCGGTGAGCTCCTTCACACGCGCGCCGAGCTCGGCCGCGGTGCAGGTGACCGGGAGCCCGAGGGCCTTGATGGCGTCGGCGCCGAGCTGCGCGAACGTGGTGACCTTCTTCTCGGCGTCTTCTTCGGTGGCGGCGACGAGCCCGATGAGCGCCGCGAAAGGCAGGAACTTGAACATGGTCTTCTCCGTGTTGCGTGCGGCGGCGCCGCGGTGAGACAGCGTGGTGTCGGTCGCGGGGGCGACCTCCGACGGGAGCGTGGTGAGGCCCTTGCGGACCTCCGCGATGACCTCGGTCTTCGTCTTGAGCGCGGGGAGGCGCAGCGCGTCGCGGAACTGGCGGACGATGTAATCGAGGTCGATTCCGGTCGTGTCCGCGTTGGGGTCGGTGACGAGGGACTCGAGCTTGTCGAGCTCCGCGAGCGTCTCGGCTTCGGTGTAGGTGACGGGCAGGTCGAGCACCGTCTTGATGCACTCCAGAAGGTCCTCGCGCGAGTCGATGTCGCCCCACCAGTAGCCGGCCTGGACGACCTCGCCCTCGGCGGGGATCTTCTTCGACGCGGCGATGGCCGGGAGCCCCGTGAGCCGCGGGTGGGCGGTGAGGCTCCAGGACCAGAGCATCGACCCGAGCTTCTGGCCGGTCTCTTCGTCGACCGCGCCCTGGAGGATGGTGATGGAGCCGAAGCGCCACTTCTTCTTCGCGCCCACGTCGTTCACGACGGACGCCTCGTAGGAGGGACGGCCTTCGAGCGTCGCGACGACGACGGGCTGGCCGCCCACCGTGCGGGTCATCTCGCCGACGCGCAGCTCCTCGATGTGTCCGCTTGGCTCCTTCCACTCCTTCGGGAGCGCGCCGAAGGGGTCGTCGGCCGTGTCCGCGTGCTCGATCGTCACCGGGCAGCACGGGTAGGCGGCGAAGTTCCGCACGCAGTCCTCGAAGTCCTGCCGGGCGAGCGTGACCTTCGAGGTCTTCATCGCGACCGCGTAGGCGAGCACGATCCAGCCGTCCGGCCGGACGACCGTCTCCGCGGCGAAGGGCACGAACGCGCCGAACACGGGGCGGCCCGTGAAGGTCGTGGGCGTCGGGCCCGGACGTTCGAAGCGCGCGGTCGTGGCGTCGCGGCGCGTGGCGGTCTTCTTCCTACCGTTTCGCATGGTCGTGTTCCTCGGTCGGGGGCTCGGCCCCTTCAGTCGTGGTGGGGGCGGAGGCGCCCTCGGTGAGCGTGGCGGTGGGCTGCGCGAGGAGCGCGCCGCAGGCCGGACAGCGCGTCGCGAGGAGCGCCACGGGGGCGGCGCAACGCGGGCACGTCGAGTCGGGCGCCGTGCGCGGCACGTCGCGGGCCCTCACGCGGGCCTCGGGTGGTGGCGGTGGACGGCCTCGCGCAGGGCGTCGAGCGTCGCGAGCGGGGTGATGATCACGTCGGCGATGCGGTGTCGGTCGTCGTACTGCGGATCGACCTTGAGCCCGACCGCGTCGGGGCACTCGGCGAGCGCCTTCGTGACGCCCGCGCGGACGATCGCGGCGAGCTCGGGGGTCGCGCTCGGACCCAGAGGGGCGAGGATCGTCGCCACGGTGCGGTCGAGGGCGGGGTTCATGCGGCCTCCTTGGCGGGGTCCTCGGCGCCGGTCGTGCCGCTCGGCGCGGACTCGATCTCGGGCGCGAACACCTCGGGCACCGGGCACCCGAGGCCGTAGCGGCGCGGGTTGGCGCGCACCATCCGGCCCGCGATGTTGCGGAGCCACCCGCAGGCGCGCCGCACGTCGTAGCGCCAGAACGTGAGCGACTGCTGCCAGGCCACCTGCTGGGCGGCGCGCGAGCCAGCCACGATGTCCGTCACGCCCGTCGTGCCGTTGAGCGCCTTCGAGATCAGCGCCTCAATGTGCTTGGCGACTTCGAGCTGGAGGGGCGTCGCACGCTGGCCGTGTTGAAGGGGCTCAACGCGCGTCGTGTCCGCGAGCGCGGCGCGGAGCGACCCGGACATCTGCTTGACGACGCGATCGAGCGCCGCGATCTGTTCCTGGCTGGCCTTGTGGTCGCCGTTCGTCTTCGCCAGCGACCCGTCAGCCTTCGCCCCGCCCGCGTTGTAGTAGCCGATCACCGCGGGGCGGCCGAGGAGCTCGACCAGCGCCATCAAATCGCGCCAGTCCCACTCGTACATGACGAGATACCAGATGACCCCCGCGAAGAGGCCCTCGCCGGTCTTGTGCACGCCCAGGGGCACCGTCTCGTGAAGCACGAACTTGTCCGGGTGCCAGAGGGTGATGGGCTTGCCGTAGGGGCCCGAAAACGGGCTCGTCCAGTCGTCGGGGTCGTGGAGCCGGATCGTCCAGGGCTCCGCGTCGCCCACCGGGCAGGCGTAGGAGAGCCGCCGCGGGTGGATCCACAGCGCGTGCTCGGGCGCCATGAAGCCCGCGTCCTCGTCCGTCCAGAGGAGCTCATGCAGCGACCGGCCCCACCATTCGGCCATCGTCACCTGCGCGAGCACGGGTTCGAACTCCTGCCGTTCCTTCCACCGCTCCAAGAGCTCTTCGAAGTCGCGCGCCGCGCGCTGCGCGCCCTGTCGGTTGGTGCCCTTCCCTGCGCGCACCTGGAGGCGAGTCTCGGCGACCGACGCGCGCCGCACGCCGAGCTGCGTGAGGAGGTGGGGGTTCTTGCCGCTGAGAAACTCGGCGCCGAGGTCGATCCAGTCCTGAAAGTGGCCGTCGTTGCGGCGCGCGATGATCGCCGCGAGCCGCGAGGGCGTGAGACGATTCCCGAGGATGTGCGGGTCCCGCTCCTGGTAGGGCGCGGGGTGCGCGACCTCTTCGCCACCTTCGCGCGCGGAGAGGACGGCGCCCGCCGTCGTGGGGCGACTCTCCGCCCACGACGCGACGGCGGCGTCCACGAGCGCCGTCGCGCCCGCGGCAACCGCGCCGGTGATGCGGGTGAGGAGGTTCATGCGTCGTCGTAGCGTCCGGCGAAGAAGTCCGTGTCGCGGCCTGCGTCGGGCGGCGCGGTGGCGGGAGGCTCCAACGCGGGGGTGAGATCCCCGACCGAAGCGCGCCACACCGCGCCCACAAGTCCGCTCACGAGGTCGCCGTGCGAGCCGTCGGCGGTCTGCGGGGAGGTGATCGTGAGGCCACCGCCGGGGGCGGGTTTCGAGGTGACGGCCTTGAGCTGCGCGAGGAGCCGCGGGTGCTTCGGCATCGTGAAGCGCCCCTCGCGGAGGAGCCTGCGGAAGAACACGTACTGCTCGGCCTTGCCCTTCTGACCTTCGGGGAGGGCGCGCACGCGGATTCCGTGGCGGGCCATCTCCTCGGCCACGTTGTCGCGCTCGTGCGAGTCGGCGGCCACGTCTTCGCAGCCGTAGCGCCCGAGCGGTTCGGCGAACTCGTCGCAGACCGCCGCAGGTTTGAGCGGGGCCTTCTTCTCGGGGCGCCGCTCGTCGAGGAGCACGAGCTCGTAGCGGTCGAGGTCGACGCCCGTCGGCGATTCGACCGCGCGGCGTCGCACGATCGCCAGGGTGCTCGCGTTGCGCCGGAACGCGAAGTCCCCCGCCGCGCCGTAGAACGCCCCGGGCTCGGGCGGAAGATCGAGCGGACGCCGGTCGTCGGTCGCCGCGTCGAGCGTCACCTTCTCGAAGAAGAGCGAGGAGCCTTGCGCGAGCGGGATGGCTCCGATCTCGCGGTCGGCGTTGTCGGGGTCCTCCTCGCGCAGCGCGGCCTCAATCGAGCCGTCCGGGTCCCAGGTGGGGTTCAGGGCCCGGGTCGGCGCCGTCACGCAGAGCGCGTGCGTGTGCGTGCCGAAGTCGCGCGCGAGGTTCTCTTCGAGAATCCCCACCCCCTCCACCCACGGGGTCGAGGCGATCCAGCACTGCGCGCCCGGCGCGAGGCGCGGCGCGACCGCGCGGTAGATCTCCCGGTCGTTGACGACGCCCGAGGACTCGTCGCGGAAGAACGCGGCCTCGTCGAGCCCGGCGAACACGAGCACGAACCCGCGCCCGCCACGACCCCCGCGTGACGCCGCGCGCACGCGGATGAGCACGGGGAGGTCGTCCTGGCGGACGATCTCGATCTCGTCGGCCGTGTCGCGGAGCACGCGCGAGCGCAGGGCCTCGGACACCTCCGTGTAGCCGCGCACGAACCCGAGCGTCTGGTGCGCGAGGTAGAGGTCCGGGGCGATGAGCAGGCTCATGGCCCGCTCGCCGGGGTTCAGCGTCGTGAGCGGGACCGTGAGCGCCGCGAGGAGCGCCTTGGTCGCGAGCAGCCGCGAGCTCTTTCCCGCGCGACCGCCCGCCCGTGTCGCCACGAGGCGCCGAGGCGTTTTCGGGAGCTCGGCGAGGGTGCAGCCGAAGTGCCGGAGCGCCTGGTCGTCATCGATCGTCGTGACGGGACGCCCCTCCGCGGCGTCCATGATTGCCGCCATCAGCGGCGAGAGGGTGAGGCCGCACCAATGCGGCGACTCGCAGAACGCCCGGTGCGAGGCGAGGCCCTCCGCGCGTTCGTGCGCGGCGAGCGAGGCTTCAATCTCCAGCCGCTCCCGCAGGGTCAGCCGGTTGAGCTCCGTCGGCGTCAGGGCCGCGAGCTGCGCGAGCA